ATCGGATAAGAGATAATGCCATTAAGGGCATTAGGGTAGGTTGTGGCTAGGTCCTCTTTCGAGGGGAAACTAGTCGCACTAACCTGGAATTTCAGATGTAGTGGAATTGACTCTACTACCTGTACAGGTGGATATGATTTATCATATTACCTCAGGTAGGGTTCTAGGGGCTTATTGGTCTGGCGTCCCCGTAAGGGAACAGCGCAGACTTTTTCACACGCTAGTAGTCGATTCCGATGGAATAGGTCTAAGCATGATAACATGATGAATAGTACAGGTCTAGTTCTTCTCAAAGAGGAGGGCTAGTATCCAAGGCTTAGTAAAAGTGTTTACCAAACGTGTTTAGATACTACCTGAGCAATCTTAGACATTATTATGAAAAATATAAAATTTATATCTTTGAAAACAATGTTTTCGGATTACTTAGTTAATGAGAAGTTGATCTCTCTAAATAATTCATTTGAATTATTAGCTCTATTCCGTAGATTAGGGTGACGTTTATTGGTCACTTCTATTCCCCGGGTAGAGAAGTCTACTAATCGTTTATCTCAGCTATATTCTTTTGGGAAGTACGTACTCCGTATGCGTAAGCATCACGGGGTTAGTACAACCGTCAAGTACTTAAAGGCTAGCCAATTGGCCATCCAAAAAGCGATAGCTAAAGATCGGATTAAGTCTCTTCGAGATCTTGAACCTGGTCTTCCGTTACCGCGTTTAAGTCGCTCTTCTCTCCCCCGGTTTATACCATTGGGGGACAGACGAGCTATCCTAAGTGGATCGGGGTCAGTCATTCGATGATGATTGACTTTGTACTCTGTTTACAGAGTTCTCGATGCACCTGGGAATCTTAAACTGGAAACAATCACAGATCCCTTTAGTGGGTCTTTGGACAAATTGGAGCGTGCTTCTATGGAATTGAGAGTTGTTGCTCTCAGTTTTAAGAAGTTTGCCCCGAAGAGTCTAAAACCTGCAAGGTTTCTATGATTGGAAACGGCTTCTCCTTCTTTTAAAAGTTCTTGATCGGGATACATTCATGATTATTTATCCTTAGGGATACATAATCTTGAAGGTTCCCTTCAATTCCTTTTAAAGGCTTCTAATGCGGAACAGTTGTTGGGATTCATTCGAATCTTACAACTGTTAACATTAAAAGTTGGGTTGCATAAGCTATATCGTCAGACAGGTTTAACGGCTCCATTTTTCAAGTGGGACGCTGAACAGTTTTCTGATATGGCTAATGCCGGGCTCACTGTGGCGGGAAGTAATTTATTACTTTCCCCCATAGGTCAGCTCTCAACCAAGAAGGAGGCGGCAGGGAAGGTTAGGGTTTTCGCAATGGTGGACGTGTGGACTCAGTCCGCATTAAAGCCGTTGCATGATTACCTTTTCTCTTTCCTGAAGTCATTACCAAATGATGGTACTTTTGATCAAC